CGAGCCCGTCCGGCCGGACCCCGGCGACGGCGACCGCGGCGGCCGACAGGTCGGGGGTGACGTCGGCCGCGAACGCCACCGGGTCAACCGGCGCCGATGACGGGTCGGCCAGGGCCAGCCAATCGGCCTCGGCGACGACCTGCCAGTCGGCGGGGATCTCACCCGGCCACCAGTTCAGGTACGCCCGGCAGAAGTCGGCCAGGTCCAACCGCTCGAACTCGGCCGCGATGGTCGGCTCGGTCACGGTGTGGCCGAGCGCCGGCATGCACGACCACCACGTCGCCGGCGACCCCGGGTCCGAGCCCTCGACGGCCGACCACTCGAAGTAGCAGACGGTGCCGCGGGCGCCGGCGCCGGCGCGAGCTCGGCCGGCGTCGACCTTGCCGCGCAGGTACGCCGACCGATGGGTGCCGGCGGTCGAGACGACCCATAGCTGGGGTTGGGGGCGGGTCACCATGGTCGGGCTCAGGCCCTGTTCGAGCTTGCTGTCTTCCAGCCCCCAGGCTTCGTCGGCGACGGCCAGGTCCAAGACGTCAGAGTGGCCGGCTTTCTCGCCCGGGGCGGTGATGCCGTGCCGGGACCCGTTGTCCCAGCGGATGGCTTCGTCGCCGCGCTGGTAGCGGACCTTGAACTCGCCGGCGAACGGGGACCGCTCTAGGGCGGCGACGTGGTCGTCTTCCCATTTCATTCGGGCGTGGATGCGGTCTTGGGCCGAGTACAGCACCCGGGACCGCGGCCAGGTCCGGCAGCGGTGCACCATGGCGGCCAGCTCAAGCGTCGTCTTGCCGGATTGGCGTGGCGTGGTCAGGACGACCTCGCGGTAGGCCAGTCGGCCGGTTGCCGGGTCGAGTTCCATGGCCACGTCGGCGACCCGGCGCTGCCACGGCATGAACGGGGTGCCGAGTGCTTCGGCCACCTCGGCCACGGCCGGGCCGAGCGTGCCCCGGGACGGGTCGCGGGCGGTGCCGTACAGCGGCGGGCAGTCAACCGCCAACCCGGTCATGTTGGACACACACACCGGAACGGGGGCGCGGGGTGGTCCGGCCGTGCGTGATGGGGGAACCGGGTCGTCACCATGGCCGCGACTGCCGTGGTTGCTGGGCTGGTGGCAGCCCGGGCCGGGTGCCCTTGGACTCGTTGCATGCCCGGCCATGGCACCGCGGGCAGCGCGACAGTGACCCGTGGACGGGGCGTAGGTTGCTGGGTTCTAGGGCCAGGTCGGGTGCCACCTTGCGGCTGATGACGTGGTCGACAGCACCCGAACCGGGGTGGCCGCACAGATAGCAGACGTCGGATGCGGCCAGCACCAGGGCCCGTACTCTGCGCCATGGTCGGGTAGATAGCTCGCCACCGTGGGGCACGGGTCACCTTGGCTTGCGGCGCTTGCGTGCCCGTAGCTTCTGCTGGCATGGGGGGCAGCGGTCACCTGGTCCTACGAACGGGCGCATGCAGCCGATGCAGTAGCCCTGCTTGCGGCCCACGAAGTGGATGACGTTCTTACCCATGACCCCGCAGCAGGGCCAGGAACTGGGCGGTCCGCTCGGCCCGGGCGGTTGCCTCTCGTACCCCGACGACCCCGGCGCCGACGTAGGCCGGTGTCCTGACGATGGCGATGTGGTCGAGTTGGGCGCGGGTTCGGGTGACGCGGCGGCGGTCGGGCGACCAGCGGCTACCCCCAGGGACTTCCATGAACCCGATGGACAAGCCCAGCGGGACGCCGTCCGCGGCCAGGCTCAGGACCTCGTCGCCGACTGCCGTCTTGGATACCCGCCATGCCCCCCAGGCGGCGTCGTCGCGTTCTTCCAGCTCGACGGTGATGCCGATGGGCAGGGTGCCGGCGTCCTTCGGGTGCTGGGCGCAGAGCGGGACCCGGGTCGGGTCGGTGTCGGCCAGGGCGCCGCGGGCGAACGTCTCGACGACCAGGCGGCCGCGGTCGAGCACCTTGGCTTCGACGCCCCAGGGGATGAGTGGGCCGTGAAGGGTGCGGCCGTCGCCGTCGTCGCGGACTTGTAGGCCGGTTGCTACCTCGCGGATGAGCACGGTCATGCGACGTCCCCTTCGGGCGGTGCGGTTGGGCGGTCGAGCCCGGGCAGGGGTGGTAGGTCGAGCTTCGCCCGGGCTTCGTTGGGCATGACGAACCCGCCGGCCACCCCGATGTTCAGGGCTTCGTACTGCTCGCGCAGGGTGGCGCGTAGGAACCCGCCGGCGTTGAACTTGGCCACCTGCGTGGATGGCAGCAGCCCCGACACGGCCCGCTCGATGCGCAGCAGCCAGGGGCGCAGGGTGAAGGTCAAAAAGTCGGTGCCGCGCATTTCCGGGCTCGTGTAGGCCTCGTGTCCGGCGGTTTCGCCGGCCACCATTTCCGGGGGGATGCCGTAGAACCGGCAGATGGTCGAGACGCTGAACTTCTGCGTCTGGATGAACTGTGATTCTTCGGGGGCGATGGCCAGCGGCCGGAACTTGGCGCCGTTGCCCAAGACGGCGATATCGCGGCGGGCGTCCCAGGTGCCGCGGCCCAGCTGGCGCCAGCGGGCCCGCAGGTTGTCGGCGGTCTGCTGCTTGATTTCCTGGTCGCTTTCCAGGAACCCGATGGGCAGGTCGGCGCCGGCGAAGAAGCGGGCGCCGTACCGTTCGGCGCCGAGCCCTAAGCCGATGGCCTCGCGGGCATAGGCGATGGGGCTCAAGCCTTCCAGCTGGCCGGGCCAGGGGAACGCTTTGACGTGGAAGATGTTGGCGGGGTTCTGTTCGACCCCGCCGACGCGGATGACGCGTAGCCCGTCGCCGTTGGTGGTGATGGCCACCCGGTCGGGATGCACCAGGTCAACTTGGCTGGGCAAGAGCCCGGCGCCGCGGCGGTCGGTGACCAGCCCCCAAGCGTTCCCGCGCATAAGGAGCGACGCCATGATGGCCCAGAGCCAGTCGGCCAGCTCGGGGAAGTCGGCGCTCGGGCGTTGCAGCAGTCGCGGGGTTGGGATGGGGTCGCGGTCGTCGCCGCGGTAGACGTGCAGCGGCAGCGTGCTGACCGAGTCGGCGAGTAGCCGGACGCAGCCCCAGACCGTTGACAGGCGTAGGGCGGACTCGATGGTGACGGGTTCGCCGCTGGCGGTTGGGCGGCCCTCTTCGGCCAGTAGCTGCTCTAGGGTGAGCTGCTGGCGGTTCTCAGCCCGTCGCCAGACGTAGCGGTCCCACCACGTCACGGGTTACCCGCGCTTGCGGGACCCGGCCCGGGCTGGGCGTCGGGGAAGGGACGCCAGCTCGGGCGGGATGTGGTCGCCCTTGGCGATGAACGTGGCCGCCTCTGGCCCAAGGTCTTTGCGCTCGATGAGCAGGTCGTCGTCGGCGACCTCGGGCGGCCCGGTCGGGCGGTTGCGGACGCCGGCGGCCTCGCCGACCCGGCGTTCGAAGTCGGCGCCTTTCTCGGCCACCTCGACCCCGGGGGCGACGTCGGCATCGATGGGACGGTCGGTCATGCTCTCACCCCCGTGTCGACGACGAACGCGGTTGGCTGGGCAAGCTGGATATCAGCCCTGAGATACGCCAAAAACGCGTATTGCAGGTTGTCGGCTAGGTACCGCTCGCCCAGGAACCGCAGGGTGAAGTCGGTGCGGATGCCGACCAGCAGGTTCGACCAATCGGCGGTGAAGACCAGGCTTGTGTCCGTCGAGCTGCCCACGGTCAAGGTGATGGGAATGGATTTGGTCGTGAGCATGGGCAGCATGTTGGCCGGCGGCGCCATGTAGGCCAGGGTGGATGTTTCTTTCAGCTTCGAAAGCGACGTCGACGACCGGGGCGCCTGGATGTGGGCGTTAGGCTCGAACCCGGCCACCCGCACCGCGCCGATGGCGTCAAGCCAGAAATCATAGTTGGCGATGACAGCGCCGTTGGCGCCGTGGGCGGTCGACGTGATGCCCGTCTGATTCAGCACGCCCTTTGGCTCGGGCGGGGTGCCCGTGCCGATGAGCGCCACCCGGTCCAGCTCGACGGCCATTTGCCCGGCGAAGCTGTTGGCGATGACGTCTTCGCTGCTCGGGTCCGCGTCCTCGAACAGCTCGACGGAAAGCAGGATGGTGCGGACCAGGGTCCGCGCGGTGAACGTCACCCGGTCAAAGACCATGTCCGCCGCGGTGATTGCGGCGTTCTCTGACTTCCACGCCGGGGTGCCTTCGGACGTCAGCCGGGCCAGGGCCAGCGTGTTCGACGTCATGGGCACCGTCTGCGCGCCGGCCTTGAAGACCGTCGTCCGGGCCCGGGCCAGGTCGATGACCCGGGCGGAAAGCGGCGCCGGGACCAGGGCGCCACCGGCGCCGACCGTCGCTTCGGCGAGCGCTCGCTCGTGCTCGGCGCCTTCCCATTGCCCGGTGGCCATGCCACGCAGGTAGCGGTCGAACGACAGC